TCCATCCCTCTACTACTCCGCCAAGAAATTTCCCAAAATCATTAAATATAGACTTCCAGCCTTCAACTATTTTCCCTAAAGTCTCAGAAAACTCTTTGAATATGGATTGCCAACCCTTCACTGATTTGCTTATGAAATCCCCAATGGATTTAAATATATTTTTTATGGCATTTCCAAAGGCAGCCGCATACTTTTTAAAACCGTCCCAATGTTTTATAACTTCGTATACTATTAATCCTAATCCTGCTATTACAGCAACCGTAATCAATACCGGTGGATTAATAAGTGCTGGTAAAAGCTTAAAAACATTTGCAGCACTTCTAAAGCTCCTAAAAATATTTCCAACATCTTTTGTGACATTTCCTATATTTTTCATGGCTCCAACTACTGTAGCAGTTGATGTTATTATTTTCCCAAAAATAATCATTACGGGACCAAAAGCCGCAGCCATAATTCCCAAATAGACAATTGCAGTTTGGATAGGCCTTAGTAAATTAGAAAACCCATTGGCTAGAGCAGATATAAAATCAGCAGCTTTTTTAATCCCTGGTGCAAGCACATCACCAATTCTTATCCCCATGGTCTCTATGGAGCCTTTCATGCTTTCAATCGCACCTTTGAGGTTATTCTGCATTGTGTCAGCCATTTCTTTTCCAGCACCATCACAATTTTTGAGCCCCTTTTCAAGCTCTCTAAATTTATCAGGCCCTTGATCTACCAAAGCAAGCATTCCAGACATAGCTTCTTTGCCAAATAATGTTTCCATTACGCTGGCCTTTTGTTGTTGTGTAAGTCCAGAAGTTTTATCTTTTAATTGCTGTATGACATCTCCCAAAGGGAGCATTTTCCCATGTGCATCAAAGAAGTTCATTCCTAATTCTTTCATTGTTGATGCTGCTGCTTTTGTAGGGCTTGCCAAATTAGTCAATGCACTTCTCAAGGTTGTACCAGCTTGAGAACCCTTAATCCCTGCATTACTTAATAATCCTATGGCTGCAGTTGTATCCTCAAAGGAGATTCCAAGAGAGTGAGCAACTGGTGCAATATACTTCATTGCTTCTCCCGTATCAGTTATTCCTGCATTGGTATCCGCCGCAGTTTTTGCCAATACATCTGCAACATGCGTAGCCTGTCCAGCTTCCATTCCAAAACCTCTAAGCGAACTGCCTGCTATATCAGAAGCCGTGGCTATATCAACATTTCCTGCCGCTGCCAGGTTCAACATTCCAGGCATGACTTCCAATATTTCATTGGTCTTAAAACCTGCAGATGCTAAATTTTCTTGTCCTTCGGCAGCTTCTGTAGCACTAAATGCTGTATCGGCTCCAAGTTTTATAGCTTGCTCTCTCAACTTATTTAAATCATTCCCTGTTGCCCCACTAATAGCTTGAACTTTACTCATTTGGGCTCCAAAATCCATGGATGTTTTTACCGCTGCAGCTCCAACTCCGGCAAGAGGTATCGTAAGTGCCCTAGTAGCAGTTGAACCAACTGTATTCATGGCTCCGCCCAAGCTTTGTATCCTGGTTTCCGCGGAATTATTGGAATTCATGAACTGTTTCATCTGCTGCCCTGCACTACTAAGACCATTTGTAAACTTAGAAGTATCCAACTCCATAAAAGCTACTACAGAACCTGCATTTATTGCCATATTCTCACCTCTTTTCGTGCATAATAAAAGCACCTACTATAAAAGTAAGTGCTTATTTATGATTTACTATCCAAGTTATTATATCTTCCTGATTTAATTTTCCTGATGCTATATCTACGCCTAAATCAACTAATTCTTTTTGGGTAAATTCTAATTTAATATTGTTGTACTCAAGAAGCATAAGCATAACGTATATGCCAGTTCTTTTATTGCAATCCACAAATGCATGATTTTTTATTATATTAAAACAGATATTTGCACATTTGGATTCAGCAGTCGTATATAAATCTTTCCCACCAAATGTAGCCCTAGAATTTTCTACTGATGATTTCAAAAGCTCCATATCCCTAATTCCTTTTGATCCGCCTGTAGTATCTACCATCTTATCATGCAATTTTAATATATAATCTATTGAAAGATATTTCATCTGTCAGCTAGCTCCTTAAAAGCCTCAATATTCTCTTTAAGAACTCTATCGGCAATTTTATCGAGAGTTTGCTCATCTGATGCCGCTTCCTTAGTAAATTCTTCAAAATCCAAGACTACATATTTAGGTTTATTATTTTTCATAATAACTACAGATTTATCCTCGTCGACTATCTTGGCTACTTTGGAAAAGTTCTGATTAGCTTCTGACATCGAAATTATTTTATTAGTATTTACCAGCATTGAAAACCCTCCTTAACATCATAGTATATTTATATTATACCACAAGTAGGATGAATATATCCTACTTGTATGAAATCTTTATTATTTGTTAGAAGGTTCGAATATTTTCCACTAAAAAAGGATCACATAAGTGGCTCTTTACATCTTTTTTAATAGCTCAGTTTTCTTTTTAGTAAATTCTTGCTCTGTGAGTATACCTTGACTTTTTAATTCTGCCAATTTCTTTATTTGTTCTGGTATATTTTCAGCTCCTGATTCTGCTATTGGCTTTTTAAATTGTTCTCTAGCTGTATTAATAGCATCTATCATAGGCTGTAATGTATCTTTAGTTATATTCTCTATCAATATTTTTGAAGCTCCATGCCAAATTTCTATTTTCCCCAAAATCAATCCTCTTTTTTGCCCTATAGAATTTATTTTTTCTAAAGGGATTTCTTTTTGTTTTAAGCCAAAAACCATACCTTTATCTAAAAATATAACTCTTTTATTAGTACATGTTATAAGCCATGTATTCCCATCTAAAAAGCCTGATGTCATATATCTTATTTCTTCATTTTTCCTTAATACTTGTGGCAAAAATTTAATTTCTTTTTTAGTGCCAAAAGTATCCGTAACATTGGCCTTTTTCATCTGCCTTTTAATCTCGTTCAATGATGGCATAACAAATTCCCCTTGTAAAATTCATACTTTATTAACTGTATCATAACAAATTGTATAAACTTTGTCCAACATTAGCCATTTTATAGAGGCTTATTATGTTTCATTATCCATTTAATTGTCGATTTATTATTATTATCTGTAACTTGCCTTTTATTATCGCCCCATTTAGGAGTTCTTGGCTTTTCTTTACAAAGTTCGCTCAATATATAATCACATGCCTCATCAAAGCAAAATGCATCATAATCATTTTCTATTCTTAAAATTTGACTTGGCCTTATTTTGTAGGCCTTTGACATCACTATTACTGATAGCACCCTTTGTGACCTTACGAAAGGATTTTAACCCCTCCACCCCCTGCTGGCTGTAAGCCCAAAGCTCGAATTTCTGCACATCCGTGAGCTTCAAACCTGCTTCTTTTAATTGTTCTATACTCGGCTCAACCAAAGTATTTTCGCAAATTATATCTATTATTTTCCCATATTCTTTTAGATCGATTTTTTGTATATCTTCTTGATAGAACAATTTCCTTGCTACACCTAAGAGCTGATTGGGTATTTCTCCACTTTGGCATAGTCCCAAAATTGAAAGTCTTCTTACTCTTACCCGAATAAGTTTATCACCGGCAAAAGGCTGCAATTCTATCACTTCTGTAGATTGATTTTTCAATTCTTCCAAACTTGTTACTTTTAATTCTTCCATTTAGGAAACCTCCTATATCGTGGTAAATTCAACAGTTACCGCAGTAGTATTACCGCTGTCATCAGCTTTTCTGATTGATTCTGCAGTTGCTTCATAAGTAATTCCTGCAGATATACTGGTTGGCACAAAAGTAATAATCTTTTTAGTCGTATCCATGGTTACATCACCTGGAACAACTGATCCATCTGATTTTTTAGTAACCTTGAAATTAGCAGCTGTTACATCCGCATCATTTACAGCATCAGCAAAAGTCCATATTACTCTACAATCAGAACCTATAGTTACACCTGGAGTGCCTGTGGATTCATCTGGAGTAGTCGGTTCTGGCGGATTTGGTACAGTTGGCGTATAATCACTACTTGTTTCACCATCAGGCAGGATATCCACGTATTCAATATATACAGGTTTTTCACCCTTCTTAGGCCTGCTTGTTGATTCAAATTCAGGTACATAAAACTTTCCATCTTCAAATTTGAATTCCACAGGTGTTCCCTTATTATGCCTAAAGCTAAATTTAACATATCGAACCGTTGAAGAGTCATAGTCCTTTTCCTCACTGTATAAATTCAAGGTATATGGTACCTTATTTACTGTTTTACCTACCTCTGCACCCTCATACCCTGTTGATGTAGCCGCACCTCCATCAACTAACGCCATGGTTTTAGGAGAAAATGTATTGTCCGTAAGTTTAATATTGTATCCTATACATATATCATCTGTCCTGTTTATGGCAATTATTCTATTTTTAACTCTAAGTATGTCTTCTTTCCCTTTTGATAAATCTGGCTTAATATCTGCTTTTTCAGCAGTATCAAAAATAAAAGATTCGCCTGTAATTTCATTTATAATTTCTCCTAGTGCAATATTAGCAATAGGCATACTTTCTGTAGAAGTTGTTACATCTGACATTCTATTTTACCTCCTTAATCTCTGGAATGTTTGGTATTCCAAAGTTTGTGTGTATCCATTTACTGCATTGTCCAAAATTACTGAAGTTATATTACCTGTAGGCCTTATATACTCTCTCAACCCGCTTAAAAAGCCTTGGATTTGAACTGTGTAAGGTTCTATACCTGAATAATTTGTTGCAGGATAATATATAATTACGTCTAAAGTCTGTGATCCTATTTGGTTACTGCCTTGAAATCCCATGGTCCCGGTATTCTTTACTACAACATAAGGAGATGTACATTTTCTTTCATGTTGTCCTGGAGAATATACATCTACACCTTTACTTTTAAGTAATAAAAAAACACGCTCCCATACGGTACGTGGTTCATATAATCCATCTATATAACTTTGTAATACATCTCCTGGAACTGCATATTTAAAATTAGCCTCTGCCATATCATCACCTTATTTTAAAAGATTAGTCATTCCACTAATAAATTCAGGAGTAAGCTTCCTGACTGTAGGTCTTAATATTGCATACTTTCCCTCATTGGCAAGTTCCAATTGTGAGAATGAAGGAGCTACTTCCATGCCGACTTCATCATCTCCGCTTTTGCCTCTAGCATGTGCCAACTCAAGATATGGGGAATATTCCATATTGCCAGCTACATAAGCACTGCATTTATTATTATCTTCCCATTTGAATCCGCCTTTTATTGTCTGTCTTGCATTTCCGGTTCTATCTTCCCATTTAGCATTGTTTTTAGCATAGCCCTCCATCTTTTTACCGGAACTATCACAATAAACTCCTACTGCAGCTTTCATTTTTCCATTTACTCCGCCACTTCCACTGGCAATTTTCTTTAAAAAATCAGATGCATCAAACTTAAAACCATCCATAATTCTCATTCCTTTCTTCTCAAATAAGTATCCCAGACAATATCTTGAATGTTCCCTTTGTCTATTATTTCATACATAACATCATCAAGTTTAAAATA